TATTTCCTTCAATCAATGCTGTAAATAAGGAGTTTGTAATTTAATGTCATTTTTCTTAGCGGGCTTTTGAACCTGGATGCCATTTTTCTTCATGACATCTTGAGCAATCTTTTCCGCTTTACCCTTTTTTCTAATCATAACCATTATCGCATACCATTTTCATCGACACCGGATGTCAAATCGATGCCTGATGCCACGTTATTGGTGATACCCATCCGATAGGAAGCTTGATCGTTAAATGGCTTCATAATGGGTTTCTCGGGCATATTAGCAAAGCTACCCTGACCCATGGCTTTTTTAGGAGCCTTGAAATCAAAGTCGTAATTTAAATCCACTTTCTTGCCCATTGGACACCTCTTAGTGTTGGTTGGACATGTGTTTGCGCGATGTCATATGCGCCTTACGATTAACGCTGTCGATTTCAGTCATGGTATCATCGAGGTCTGTGGGGCCATATTCATGCGACTTTGGATATTCGCGCATTTGGACTTCTGTCGGCATACCAGCAAATTTACCAGCTCCAACTCTTTTTCCTTCTTTCTCAGAATTACCGTGCATAGATGCTTTCTTGGACATAATTTGTCTCCTTTCCCTATCTTTTTAAAATTAACTTTACATAACCAATAATTTTTGCAAAAGCTTATGCGCTCTTTTGTGTAACTTTTTGCGTTTTAAATTCCGTTTCAGCGCGCTGATCCTCTTGAATGGCTCTAAAGATGCCTAGAGCTTTCTCGAGATGATCTAGATCGATCATAGCAAGTTCTTTGATACCCTTGATCTTGTCGAGCGTTGCCATTTCACGATCTTTTTCAGCCGCTGCAACTCGTTCGACAGCCAAAGCCCTATTTTCTGCAACACGAGAAGCTCTCTCATGTCCGAGTCCTTCGTTTGCCATGGCTCTAGATTCGAGATCCTTGATCTGGGCTTGCTGTAATAGCATTTCAACTTGCTGTTGCTGTTGTTGAACTTGCTGCTGAGCTTGTTCTTGTCGCTGGATTGCGTCGGTGAGTTCTTTTTTATCTTGGAGGGTAGAATTTTTGATAAGGACGTCGGTTGGGACGGGGACTCCAAGCTCGCGGAGCTGTAGGAGCTGAGCAAACTGCATTTGCCTTTGCGTACTCGTGTTGAGACCTTCTTCTGTGACTGCATCATATTTTAAAAATGCCCTGTTATAGAATTCCGGTGTGGGTTCTTCTGCTAGTATTCTAGCAACTTTTCCAGGTGTCCAGTTCTGCTGAATCAATTGAACTGTTATATCGCCGAGGAGCTTTTGTGACTGATCGAGATTATCAAATAGGCCTTGCAAAGTGATGAGTCCTGCGCCTTGTCTGAGCATTGATAGAACGCCAGCTTTGTCATCATCTGCAGATCCCAGTAGCTCTTCGTTAACGCCGCTGATTTGTGAAATTTCAGCACCTAGCATCTCGGACAATTGGATCATTGAAGGGGGGATAGCAGGAGCTTGAATAGGAACTACAGAATCAGCTAATGGACGATCGGAATCCTTAATGGCAAGTCCTCTACCCTGACCCTGTAAGAACACATCTTTAGGATTAACAAGAGCATTCTCGCGATAAATGAAACCGGATGTCATTTGCGATTCTAAAATGTCTAGCTCAATGATGCGACGACGATTGTACAGATACTGCGCATCTCGAAGTCCTCTGACAACTCCTTGAACTCTCCAAGGGAAATAAGGAATTTCAGGGGTATAGTAAGCCCACACGGGCACAAAAGGGTATTTATCAATGCCAAGGGGGTTTGCCCCGTGGTACATTACCTTCCCTTGAACCACGATCGCAAGTTTGACAGTTGGTATTTCTTGGTTGATAGCAACAGTCTGCGGGTATAGTTTAAGAAATTCGTTAAGGTCTTCATCTTGTCCTCTCCATTCCATTGTTTCGCCGCTGCGCACATCACAGAGCATTTTGCAGTTCCTAGAATCCAAATACCAGAATTCATCATAGATGATTAGATCCTGCATGCCGTAGTTGTAAGACTCTGGCATGAATTGAAACTTGCCATCTCTGTTACCCCAACCAGATATATTTTTAATATCGTTTTCTCTGCCGGGAAGAAGCGCCATAGCCTGAGTTCTTGAAAGATATTTTCTTGTCCAAAGGCTATTGCAATCAGATAGGTCCTTTTTCTTAAAATAGGGATCGATCAAATAACCATTGTAAGGAACATTATCGACTTGGATATCGCCATTTACCGGGTCATAGCGGTAGTCCATCCAAACAGACAGAAGATTCATTCCAGTTACAACAGCGCCTTCAAAAGCATCGGAGATGGTCTCTAAAACTCTTGCGCGATTATTGATGTTGAACATCAGTTTGGAAAACTGCGCAGCTGTCTGTTCGCTTGCACCTTCAATCGCTGTAACAACAGTTGATTTTCGATGCTGCCGTTGATAACCAGAAATCATGTTTTTGATTCGCATGATCCGGTTGAAATTGAACTGTCTTCTACGAAAGGCAGGAAGATTTCCGTAGATATCATTCCAAAGGGTTTGGTCGCCTGCTGTGAATCTCGCATCGATGTCTGCCTCTGACCAGAAGCTTTGATTAATCTGTATGTTTTTGCTGTAGGTGTAATCCATCAGCTTCAGGACGTTTTGATCATTATCCACATAGTAGTTATCGGAAAGCTGCGGGAATAGGGTCATATTCTTCCGTAATAAAATATTTCCTTTACAATAAACTGTTTTGCAATTCAGATCAAAAAAAGATTGGCCGTTGGTAAAAAGAGATAAAAAGGGTAATGTCTAACATTGCACTATTCCGAATAACACTAGGGAAAATATGACTAAGGCCTACAAAGACAATGGCATTCTTTTAAAAATCTGGCTGCTATCAGCAGGAGCTGCAATCTTTATTACATGGATTTTTTTCTTCAAAATGGTAAGTCCAGGATACGTCGGAGTGGTTGTTAATCTTTTTGGCGAGGATAAGGGTGCAGACGCGGAAGAGCTACACGTAGGAATGCACTGGGTAGCACCCTGGAAAAAGGTCTATACTTTCCCTATTTTCGCGCAGAATCACATCTGGGATGGCGATCGAAGTTTTACATTTCAAACAGGAGAAGGGCTAAATGTTAATGCGGATATCGGCATTTCTTATCATCTGCCTAGTGATTCTATCCATACACTATTCTGCAAATACAGAAGAGGCATTGACGAAATTACTGATATTTTTATCAGGAATTATGCTCGAGATGCGATCAACAAAGTAGCCAGCAAAATGAGTGTAGAGGAGCTTTATGGAACCGAAAAGGAAGGATTTGTTGACGCAGTGCAGGGAATGCTTAGACGGGACATGGAACCCCTCGGAATCGTGGTTGATAGGCTCTATCTTATCGGAACCTTGCACTTTCCATCGCAAGTCGTTAGTGCGCTTAATTCTAAGATCGAAGCCACACAACGAGCCCAACAAAGAGAAAATGAACTAAGGGAAGCCCAAGCGCAAGCTCAGAAAGAGATCGCCAAGGCGCAGGGTTTAGCGCAGGCAGCTCTCATCAAAGCAAAAGCTGAAGCAGAATCTAACGCGATGCTTACTAGCTCTATTAGTGCCCATCTAGTCGCTTGGCAAGCGGTGCAAAATTGGGATGGGAAGCTTCCAGTTGTGATGGGAGCCGATAGCATCATTCCTATGGATATTTTTACAATTCAGGGGAAGAAATGAGAAGCTTGAAAGATTGTCCCGATTGGCTTTTAAAAAGGCATAAAAAAAGAAAGCAACTGGTCTTTGACATTTTCGAATCGCTAAAGGCAGATCTAGATGATGTTCCCGATGTTTTATCCACCATAACACTTCTTTTTATCCACTCCTTATCTATGTGTAATTTTCCTGTAGAAGATTGGGATCTCTTTTCAATACAAATAAAAAAAGGCCTTATCGAAATGCATGAAGCCATTAAAAAGGATAGAGAAAATGAAAAGAAGTGAATTTTTGGACAAGATAATGATCCTTTTATCCGAATGCAAACTAACACCAGATGAAGTTCTCTCGGCATTATCAGATTCATATCTTATTACATGCGCATATTACAAAGTTCCATTAGTAAACTTCGAAGCTGCCAATGCTCTTTTATACAGGAATTATAAACTACTATTAGAAAAAGGTATTAAATGAATATTAAAGAAGCTCTAATCGCTCTGCAAGAAGGCAAAGCTGTCAAGCGCATTGGTGAAGATAAGGTTTATTATATTATGCAATCTCCCTGTTTTGATGGGTACGTGATTGATTGCTGCGCCGTCGAAGAGTTCGACAAAAGCTTCCTGATGGGCAGTATGATAGGGACTATGCACTTTAGCGAGGAGGATATCTTTGCGGAGGACTGGATCATTTACACACGCCCTAGAGATTTAGCGCCGGGTGAGGTTGTTTGATATGGCGGAGATGTATTTTTATGAAGGCACGAGTTATGACAACGAGGTAGATTTCCTCTTAGCCGTTAAACGATTCGAGCAGACTAGATTGAGTTGGTTGACGGCTCAGAGGGCTATTGATCATTTGACCCGGGAAATGCTTATGAACGTATTCATGGGAAATGAAGAAAATTGTGGCCTTCCTTTAATCAATATGACCAATTTTCAATTTAAAAACCTCCTCAGCCAAACATTAATAAAATTTGTAAATGACTTTAGAAGGGAGGAGGCTAAGTTATCCGATGTGGCGCATAACTAACTTCATCCAATTCCTAAAGGATCTTGTCTATTGGGTACCTAAGATCTGGCAGGATAGGGATTGGGATCCAATATATCTCTATCAGTTTATGCGGTGGAAGATCGAACGCATGGCTAAGCGTATAACAAAAGAAAGGAGGCATATTGGGTGGGAAAGGGACGTAAGAGACATGAAGGTTTGCATTGCGCTACTGAAGCGATGCGAATTAGACGACATCTATGATGACATGTATGGGTTTTATGAAAGAAAAAAGTGCGAAAAATGTCTTTCTGAACACCAAGCGCTTAAGAAAAAATATGGGGAAGACTCTTATTTTTGGCATAGCTGCGACCCATGCGTGAAGATATTTAGACGCAATCACAATTGGCTAGATGCTAAAAAGAAAGCCGACAAAACATACTTATTTAAATTACTCGATAAGAGGGCTGATCGATGGTGGACATGACTCCTGAGGAACTGGAAAAGAAAACTAGGGAATGCATTGTACTGCTACAAGAGTTATTCCTCACTAATAACACACTAGTTAGTGTAGCTGTTAATGCGATGTTTAGTTTAATGGCCAGTATTTCAATGACAAAAAAAGAGCCTTTCAAAACCTTTGAGAAGAGAATATTGGAAGGGATTAAAATCGCAAAACAAGGATGGAACGGAGAATGATCCTACAACTTAAAATACTAAATAAAGAGGTTGGTAGATGGTGGACATAGAGAAAGAGAGTGAAGCGGATTTTTTTAATGCTTCAGAAAACCCAGAGATGAAGGAGAAGGTTGCTTCAATGGCAGGCACGATCCTGGATTCGATTAATTCGAATGCTCATGAAGAAGATCCACACATTGTCATCAATTCTCTTGTATTAATTATTGTCTACATCCTACAGCAATCAAGTGATCCGCAAGATTCTTTTACAAGAAATGGAGAAAGAACATGCAAAGCGATCATGAGAAACATCGAGGAGCGCACCAAAGTTAAGGACAAAAATGATACTGCAACTTAACCCTCCCCTTCCTATGCGACACGTGACCAAAGGATATTGCTTGGCGCATTTTCTCATCGACTATGGCATTGAGTCTGATCTGTATTTCACATGCCTTATGCATTTTAGCGGCGAGATCTGGACTTTTAATTCCAAAGAACTCCGCGCAGACAAAAATTACACGATAGGAAGAATAACCACCCATGAATGAAGAAGATTTGCCACCTGAATTTGCTTTTATGAAAGAGATTGCGCATATCGCTAAAGGGCATGATCAACGTCTTGTGGCGATTGGTCTTTCCAAAATGCTGTGTGGCTATCTAGCTGCATTTGATGAGCCTGAAAAGGCTTTTGAAACACACGCTAAGGAATCAAGGGATTATTTTGTAAAAATCTTGTCTTTTTACAAAGAAAACAAAACAAAAATATGGGATGGATTATGTTAGCTCTTGCGATCATTTTTTTAGCAATTAGCGTTATTTTACTAGGTATAGCTAGCACCAAAACAAACAAACGTATAACCCATATCGAGTTAACTGCGCTAAATCCCACCGACCCCTTTCCTTTTAGAAATAATCTCATACTGGCTATACGCGACCCTTCCGATTTAGATGATTCCGATGGTTCCTTTTGGTATAACCAAACCGCCAAGAAAATGTGGGTAAGAGGGAAGACATGGGAGGAAATTTAATGGCGAGCATTTCCAAAGACCCAGATGAAAACCATATGAGTGAGCAGCTTGAAAAGGCGCAGCGCGCGGTATCTGTTCTATTTGAGGCACTCGAGATTAATGATTTCACGCTGTCGACTTCCCTATCTGCTGCCGGCACTCTATTGATCCATTTCCTGCGGATAGGGGGATTAAGCGATAAAAAAATGCATGATCTTAAATCTCTCTTGCTTGAATGCGCAAAAGATCTTGGCGCAAATTCCACTATGACAGAGGGGGCGCTTAATGGAAAAAAGTGAACTAGACGAGAAATTTGAAGCCGCCCTAAAAAGATCAAAAGAGGTAACCGATTTAATTTGGGAGACGCTCACCATCAACAACATTAACGCCCTTGATGCCGCTTCAGCACTTTCCACTTGCTTAATCTCCATCCTAAACTTTCTTAATGTACCTAAGGAGAATATCGATCTAATTGTTGAAGTCATACAATGCGCTATACAATCCATACCGTGTACAAAAACAAAGGTAGTAGAAGAATAAATCTCTAGAAACAAATCATACAAAAGAGGCAGAAAAATGAGTCATGTTATCGTGGGCGAAAGACTAGGAAGATTAAATCCTGAAATGGTGGGCCATGTCATTAGGGGCGCAGGACACTTTGTTCAGACCGCAGCTGGGTTATTTCAAACAGGGGCTATGCACATGCCCGCTATCCCCGTAATCGCAGCTAGAGCGATCCCTGACCTATCCACGCCAATTGCTGTTGAAAATTGGCAATGGGCGCATCTAAATAACACATCCGCGACTGTTCCTACCAAATCTATCTTTCCCCCGGAACCGCCAAACTATACAAAGGGAATGAACTTCTCAATGTCGTTCGAGGAGCCCAATATTACTAAAGGCATCGATTTTACGATTGATTATAAGCCAAATGTTCCAGTGAAAGGCGGTAATTGTAGATTAGCCTTTGGGGCGGATATGCATTACACCGGGCCTGGAAGTGAGGCCGAACAACTTCGCGAAACATACCGCGACTCGTGCAATAGAGAGGCCTTTGATAGAGTTTCAAATGGCTCAGACAATCCAAGAGACATCGAGAGGGCAAATGAATATGCAAGGGATCACAGTGCGTAATACCATCATCTTAGGAATTGTATTTATATTGCTCGGCGTAGGCGTTGACGCATGTTGCAAAAAACAACAAAAGGAGCGAGACATTGTCTGGCTCCTTGAACACTCTGCATGAAGGTTTGATCGTGATTATAACGTTAGAACTTGGAAAGGACGATCGGACAGCTAACAATGAACTGCCCGACGATCTTCATAATATATATACAAAGCGCATTAGACTCATGTTTAATTCAATAAACAGCGATCTTGCGCCTAAAGGATATAAGATTAAGTATATAGATTGCGTCTATGAAAAGGTTAATAACAAAACATGATCATTGATTGTATTTCCGATCTACATGGACATTACCCAGAACTAGAAGGCGGCGATTTGCTGATTGTGGCTGGGGATTTGACGGCTAGGGACAAACCATCAGAATATGACGATTTCATTTGGTGGTTAGATAAACAAAGTTACGAGAAAAAGGTTCTTGTCGCTGGAAATCATGATAATACTTTTGAAACAGCAGATGAGGGGTTTTTTAGATATGTAAAGGAACACGGAATAGACTACCTCTGCGACTCAGGTACTGAATTCGAATACGATGAAGTTGAGCCATGCCTTTATCCTAGCGGATTCTTTCCCAATTTCACGACTGTTACAAAGAAACTCAAAATCTGGGGCTCTCCTTGGACCAATACCTTCGAGGGGATAAACCCCCACTGCACTGCTTTTACGGGCAACGAGGACTTGCTTGAAGAGAAATTTGCCCTGATTCCAAGGGACATCGACATTCTTATAACCCATAGCCCTCCGCTGGGCTTTTTAGACATGACAAAGCGCAGGGAGTGCGTTGGAAGTGCCGATTTACTTGGCCGTATTCTGTTTATACGGCCAAAATTATGCGTATACGGCCACATTCACAAGGGATACGGCCAAATTGAGCATAACGGGATTAAGTTTGTCAACGCATCGCAATTGAATGAGGATTACGAACCGGTAAATGCGCCTGTGAGGATCATTTTATGAACGAAGAAGAACTTAAAAAGAAATGCGATGATTTTGCTCATGATCTACAGTTAATACAGGATAAACACAACGTCTCAGCCATTGTTTGTCATAATTGGGATGACGATAGCATGGGTTATACCCAGCTGCACAAGATGATAAATGACGTTGAAGAACCCAATCGTTATACTTTTGTAGTGGCCTTTTCTGGGAATAACAACACGATTTGCCCTTGTTGCAAAGCAAGAGAAGCCAATGAAAAAGGAACATGAATGCATCCATTGCTATAAGAACATGGGTACTCATTACTTATTTGAACTTAAACGCTACCAGGATGAGACGCCGCGGCCAATCTGCTTAGAATGCGTCAAACGATTGGCAACGTTTATTGAGACAGTAAGAGAATGCATAAGTAAAGAAGGAAAGGGGGGAAATGAAGATTAAAGCGATTTGTGATCTTATTGCTAAGTGCATCATTGTTGGCATAGCGCTCAGTCTTGAGGGCACAATCATCTTAACAGTTGGAAGAGAAATCCTACCCTTATGGGCGGCAATCCCGCTTACAGTTGCTATGATGTATGCTACCGCCAGGCTTGCGCATGAGATTAAGCGTGGCTATGATGGATAAGATAAAGGAAAATGAATGACTGCTATCATCAACTTTGTTAACAAGCGGCGTGAAGTCTTTAGAAATTTAGATGAAGAATCCTTGATGCAAATTGAGGATTGGCTGAGCAAGAAAAAAACTCATACGCCATGTCTTGAAAAGAACAACATAAAGATTTTCTTCAATTTAGAAAATGTGACGCACATTGAAATAATCCGCAGCTGATAAGTTTACCATTATCTCAGAAATACCCACCGCGCATATCTGGCTGCTGAAAGAAGCTAGGCAGATCGGGCTTAATCCCCATCGCCTCCAAGTAATTGCGATCAATGTCTTGCGGTGTCATACGCTGGCTAGATTTGCCGAAGAAGTGAGTGAAGATAGCATACCGGAGCGCGTCTAATGCGTGGTCATTCTCTTTGAGGGGGCAGTCTTTGCCGCTTTTGAACGACTTGTCATCCCATGCATACGATTGGAACTCTTTGATAAGGTTGACGCAGTTCCTACACACGCGCAAGTTGCCCTGGTTAATAAGAGCTGCAACCTGTCTAATTCCGTCGAGCACTTCATTTTCAGCATCGTAAAGATTCGAGATGCCACCCCTAACAAGCTCGAGCTTAAAGCTTGCTGCGCTTGGATCGATGTAAGTAGCACGAATTGTATAGCCCTTAACGAAATTGGCGTAATCTTGCGAGTATTCAGCATCTGTCTTTTGACGGCCCCGCTTTCTTGAGTCATAGTAATACTCCTTTTCAACCCATGTATTAGGGAAGCGTTCCCTATTGTGGCCCACAAGCACAAACGCACAGGCGTTAGTCGTCCCGTAATCAACACCAACGATATATTCAGCCGTCTGCGTAGGAGGAAAGTCAATACAATGCATCTTCTCATCAAAGAAGTCATAAACTGCCCCCTCTGCCTGCACCCATTTGCCTTCTACATAGCGCTTGTAGTAGAGACCTGTGTATGAGCGCTTAATATTAGCGATATAATCTTCCGGCAGATGGGGATTGTCTGGAAGCATGAAATGAAAGCTCTTTAAATACTTGCCATCGGCTTGATCGAGCTTAGCTTTTAGCCAGTGGTGCGGGCTGTCTGGGTTCGTTGTAGCGAATAAACGCGCTCCAGATAGGCTTAAACGGCCTACCAGCACTTCGTAGAAGGAATGCGGCAGCAAGCTAAGTTCATCGCAATAGGCGCCGATTAAAGTGGCTCCTTGAATCTTCGCATAGGCGGAATTGTCCGGCGCGCCAACTACCCATATTTCCTTAGAACCTACGGTTAACACTCGCTTGCCCGATTGCCAGGAGGCTATGCGCCCCCATACCTCGAGGAAAGGCTTAATGACGTTGCGCTCGATGCTCTCAGCTGTCGGGCCGATGATCATAAGCTCGCCGGGCGGACATGTCATAGCAAATAGGCCGAATGCGACAATCGCAGCTATAGTCTTTCCGCTGCGAATAGAGCCTTCCCAAATGTTTATGAAGGCCGTTGCTTCATCGATCGAAAGGATTTGCTTGCGGGTAAGGGATATGTTCATGAAAACAGATCTGGTTCGTAGCGGGGAACGCCTGGCTTAACGATGTAATGCGTCACTTCTAAGCACGGGTGAGTGTGTCTTTCAGGATCGTACATAACAAACACATCTTCCAGGGCATGATAGATAGCTTCATGCGTCTGATGTGAGAAATACCTGTTATTTGTTACCCAGCAAACACAATCAGTAGGGGGCTTGGCTGTTTTTATGCTAATCCAGTTCATTTAATTCCTTTTGCTAATCATTCATCGAAAGGTATCCAGTTCTCTTGTCCATTAACAAAGCCTTGAAAGTAGTACCGCTTGCCCTTCATGTCGTAGCGCACCCTATTGCCACGATAGACTTGCGCATCATCGAAAGGGGGCGATTCATCCCTAAACGCAAACCCGCCGTAATAGCGTTGTGCGCTCTTATCGCCCGGGTATTGGGCCTGCAAGTTAGCCATATTCGAGGCTTCGAAGAAGTCTTTATAGATCATTCCTCTGTCCCCGGGTGTATGACGATGGTATTCTCTTCTTCTATGCGCATGGCTTCGGCCTTCTTGGTGATGGCCTCTTTAGCCTCTTTCACCCATGAGGGCACTTCAAGTTTTTCCTGGATGCCTTTGTAATGGGGATCGGTGACAGATAGGTGCTTGAGCGCGGTGTCCTTGCAGGGCCAAACTTCCTGTTCCTCAATTTCCTCTCTAGTTTCGCGTAGGCTGCCATCAGGGTTAAGAACCTTGGTTCGTCTTGTCTTTGTCTTAATACCACCCTCTAAGGCCTTTGTAACAGCCTTAAAGCTCAAACCACCAATGCTTTGCAACCTTCCTTCACGAATTCCCTCTGAAAAGTTTGGAAAAATCTTTTGCCATTCATAGTAAGTAGCGATTGAAATACGCAGTTTTTGCGCAATTTCTACGTCTGAGAAGCCGAATTGAGCATAGGTCTTAGCTTGATCGATAAGCCCCTCGTTCCATTTAGGAGGCCTTCCCATAGGCTTAGGAACAGGAGGCTTCTTAGGTCGTCCGCGGTTAAGATTAAGGCGTTTAGGTACATAATTCCTTCCTCCTTTAGCCGTCATTAACAACCCCTTTTTTTAGTCCAACTTTGTATAGGCGTTATTTTAATTAATTAAAAGAAATTCTCTATCTTGTCATTATGATTTATTCATGTTATTATACCTAGTATAACGATAGCAATTAGTACTAAGGGGTAAATATGCAAAATCAACGAAGCGATGAAATTTGGGAAGCGGTTGTAGATAAGGCATTGGGGGATCCGCGCCCGGAAGTGGATTACGCCATGATAATGGCCATGGAGCTAGAGGATGCATTTAATTATTTAACAACAGGCGCGTTGCCTAAGGGGTTCGTGTGATCGAAAGAAAAGATATCCAAAAGGAATTATTGGAGTTGACCATGGGAATGGATACACAAAACGTTTATTCCCAATTAACTTTTTTCCTTACATCTTTGGCAAGAAGCAAAGAGTTGCCAAGGATGGGTGGTTATCAAATGGCAATGATTATCGGATTGTTAAGCGATTCGTATTTAGGATTATTTATTGAAGAGCACGTAAAATAAAAGGTAGGGCAAATATATGAGCACCATCAAAGAATATGTATTAGAGCAGTTCGCCCTGGAGGAAATGAGGGATATCTGCACCATTGGAATGGTGGGGGGATTTGGCAATCTCATTTATTACGCTGATACATGTGCCTTTCATGACAAATATGAAGATGAAATTTGGGACTTGCTTGAAGCAGATCGGGAAGAAATGGGATGCAAGAGTGTTTTAGAAGTGCTCGCGGGGTTTAATGGGGCAAAAAACGTAGGTTCAATGATGCAGTTAAAAAATCTACTATGCTGGTATGCCGTTGAAAAGGTATGCGGTGAGTTATTAGAAGAAAATTACGCTAAACAAAATGAGGCAAATGTATGAAAGTTTTTAAATCAATATTCGCATGGATAGCACGCATGAGCAAATACCCCGATGAACGGGTCGAACAAGCGGCCGAGTGGGATATGATCCCCGGGGGCACAGACCAATGAGAACAATACAAAATTTAAAGGTTGCACTATTCGAAGCGCTCGAAAGGGAGCAGGCATTAATAGAGGCATTTGAGCAGGAAATAGGCGATGCTTTCCAAGGTTGGGATGCTGATGCCGCTCTCGGTACTTTCCGAAAAAACTTAGCGATATGGGACGAAAACCGTTATATCCCTTCTATTAAGAGTATCCGCGACGATTTAAGGGAGAGCCATGAGCGTGCTTTAAAATGGCGGGCAGAGCAGCTTAAGCGGAACCCTACTTCTTCCTAACGTTCCTAGCAAGCTTCCTAGCTTCACTAAGGCCAATTGCAAGAGCTTGCTGAGCCGATGTGACTAGGGGGCCATGCTTGCTGTCGGAATGAAGCTCACCGGATGAATATTCGCGCATCACTTTTCTAATCTTCTTTTGCGATGGTGTCTTTTTTTTCATACATTGAGCCTAAAGGCGGGGGGTTAATAAAATAAGTTAATCTATTGCCATCAAAGATACGAGATTTAGATACTGGCTCGCCTAATTTTAAAAGATCCCATTCACGCCGTGAAAGGGTGATAGTGGTAAAGATT